GGCGACCATGAGTTCATCGCTCGTGACCTCGTTGAAACCTTCGTCGGGCAGCGCCTGGTGTGGGAAGGCGAGGACCTGCTGTTCAAGAGTGACGACGGTCGGCTGATGCCGATCAAAGACGGAGTAGCCGGGATCGCCAAAACGCGCCCCGAGCTGCTCAAGCCCACCGGCTCGGGAGGAGCTGGCGTTCGCCAAGGCAATGCAGGAGGCAATGCCGGGGCAAAAACCATGACGCGCAGCGCGTTCGAAGCCGCAGACCCTGCGACCCGAATGGCGCACGCCAAGTCCGGCGGCCAAGTGGTCGAAGGATAACCAACTCACCCATACCGGAGGCTTTACACCATGTCAAACGTACTCACCAACCTGGCCGCAGACATCTACCGCGCGGCCGATATTGTCGGTCGCGAAGCGGTCGGCTTCATCCCTTCCGTGACGATCAACGCAGGCTCCGAACGCGCCGCAGTCGGTCAGTCTGTGCGCTCGTTTTTCACCCGTGCGGCGACGGTAGGGGACCTCTCGCCGTCCATGACGATCCCCGAGGGGACAGACCAGACGGTTGACAACAAGACCCTGACCCTGACCAAGCAGCGCGGCGTCCCGATCCCATGGACCGGCGAAGACATCCGGCTGGTTAACGGGGGCGCCGGCTACGAAACGATCTATGGCGACCAAATCGCGCAAGCCATGCGCGCAATCTGCAACGAGATCGAAGCTGACCTTGCGACCGAGGCCTATCAAAACGCTTCCCGCGCCGTTGGCACCGCTGGAACCACTCCGTTTGGCAGCAACCTTGACCTCGTTGCCGATGCGCGCCAGATCCTGTTTGACAATGGCATGCCGGTCAACGACGGCCGCTTGTCTCTGGTGATCAACTCGCTGGCTGGCACGAAACTGCGCAAGCTGTCGAGCCTGCAGAAAGTCAACGAGTCCGGCGACACACGTCTTCTCCGCCAGGGCACGCTGATTGACATCCTCGGGGCCATGATCAAGGAATCCGGACAAGTCCAATCGCACACCAAGGGTGCTGGCACTGGCTACGATTTCGTGACCGCTGGTGAGGCAATCGGCCAGACGACCCTGAGCGTCGAAGGCGGCACGGTCAACACCACCGGCATCAAGGCAGGCGACGTCATCACCCATGCCGGCGACTCCGTGAATGCCTACGTGGTCAACACTGGAATCACCGCAACCTCTGGCGACATCGTGATTGGCTCCCCCGGCCTTCGCGTTGCCGGCGCGGACGCCAACGAAATCACCATCGGCAACAGCTACGCCGCGAACGTGATGCTGCACCAGGCGGCCGTTGAACTGGCCATGCGCGCGCCAGCTAAGCCTGCCGGCGGCGACGCTGCGGTGGACGTGATGATGGTTCAGGACCCGCATTCCGGGCTGGTGTTCGAAATCAGCGTCTACAAGGGCTTCAACAAGGCAATGATCTACGTTGCCGCGGTGTGGGGCAAAAAGGCCTGGAAGCCCGATGGCATCGCCATCGTCATGGGCTGATAGCCAATGACCGACCAACTTGCAAAGCCGGTGAAGGTCTGCCGCGACGGCCCTCGCGGATGGCACTGGATCGCTGCTGCTCATTACGACCCGGCGATCCACAAGCTGTACGACGAGGCGCCCGCAGTCACAGCAGACCAGACCCAGCAGCCCGAGCCCAAGCGGCGCGGGCGCCCGCCCACCAAGCCCCCCACGGAGAGCAACCATGTCAACAGCTGAAAACGCAAAACTGCAATACGAGGCCGGGCAGAATGCCGTGGCCATGACCGCCCTGTCAAACAGCGGCGACGAGACGACCTTCACCAGCGCGGCATCGCTCTGGTCCGGGAAATCCGGCTATTCCCCCGTCGTGCGGCCTAACGGCCTGCTGACCGGCGGCGCAGTCTCGGTCAATGCCGCCAATGACAAGGTGACGGTCGCAGCACTGACCTGCAACCTGCAGGGCGTGGTGACGTCAGTCGCCGCGGGCGAGGCAACGATCACCCGGCCGGCCAGCGCGAAGGCGAAAGTCTGCTCGATCACGATCAACTCCAGCGGCGCTATCGCGGTCGTTGCCGGGACCGACAGCCTATCAACGGCCTTCAGCGAAACGCGCGCAGCCGCTGGCGGTCCTCCCCTGATCCCCGTGGACAGCATCGAGATTGCACAGGTCCGCGTGACCACCAGCGCGGCCGGTGCCGTTGCCGCCTCGGAGATTTACCAGGTCGTCGGCCTGCACACCGAGCGCGCAGACTTCCCGCTGTGGGATGTGAACTACGATGAAGGCTCGGTGACGTTCTTGGACGCGCTGCCTGAAATCCACACCGGCGTTGTTCCGAAGAAGGTCTATGCGTCCTATGCGTCGCCGATCTTTGCAGATGTGGCCCTGGCCTCCGATTTCGTGCCGCCGGAGGACGCCCACTCGGTTGCCAGCACGCAGGTCTATGGGACCACGCTGGGCTCTACGTCCTCCACGCTGGGCCAGGGCAGCTTCACCGCCTACCTGTCCAACGGCGTGTCTGACGCGCTGGTGCAGCTCAAGAACCAGACGCTGTGGTTCAAGTTCTTCCCGGATCGCTACGCATCGCCCTACCTGCTCGCTCAGGGCAAACTTGGCGTCTCGCGCACCTTCCCGGCTGGTGACTCGATCCAGGCGGCCTGCACGATCTCTGCCTCCGCTCCTGCTGTCGAGGTAGCCTGACCATGGGATTCAACGCGGACAAGTTTGAGCGCGCGAAGTTCGAGGCACGGCGGGCCAAGGTGCCGGTCGTCGCCTTGGCTGAGTTCTTCGAGGACGGCGAGACGCCCGAATGGGAAGTGCGAGGGCTGTCCGCAGTTGAATTGCACAAGGCCATCGAGGCCAGCAAGCGGCAGGGGTCCATCGAAGCGATCGTCAAGGCGATTGCCGCGAATCAGGACCAGGCCGGCGCTGTGCGCATGGCGCTTGGTCTGACAAAGGACACGCCCGGCGAGATTGCAAAACGCCTGGAAATGCTGGTCATGGGCAGCGTATCGCCCACGATCGAACTGCCGGCCGCTGTGAAGCTGGCGGAAAACTTCCCGATCGAGTTCCTGAGCCTCACGAACGAAATCAGCGAACTGACCGGGAAGGGCGCAGAACTGGTAAAGCCTCAAGCCGCCTCGCAAGCGACGACAGCCTCAGAGTCTCCATGACCCTGCTGGAAATGCGTGGCGGCTACCTTTACCAGCACCGGCCCGATGTGATCCCGCAAGGGTATTTGACCGACGAAGAACTGGCGCTGTGGAGCGCCTACTACGAGCGCAAATCTGCGAGCAAATAATGGCCGACATTGCCAAAACCGTCGCGATCATCTTCGAGGGCACGAACAACACGGGCGCGGCTATTGCTGACGTCGAGAGGGGCCTGACAAAGATAGACGCCGGGCTAAAAAAGACCACACAGTCCTATGACTTGTGGCAGGACTCTGCCGGAAAGTGGCGAAACTCATTAGGCCAATTTGCGACAGATGCCGAAAAGGCGGCGGCCGGCATTGAATCCATTGGGGCGAGTGGCGACAGGTCTTCATCAAGCGTTCTTTCGGTAGCCAATGCCTTTAAGGCGCTTGCCGCCTCCATCGTTGTGAAGGAATTCATCGAGGCAAACGTAGAGGTCGAAAAGTTCGAGCGCGCGATGGTCCTGCTCAAGGGCAGTACGGAAGGCGCGGCCACCGAGTTTGAATACGTGCGCGAGCTGTCGCGCCGCCTCGGGCTTGAGCTGTTCACGACGGCGGACGCTTACACCAGCCTAACAGCGGCCACCAAAGGGACAACGCTGCAAGGGCAGTCCACGCGGGATATTTTCGAGGCGGTATCCATCGCCATGTCATCGCTGGGCAAGTCCAGCGCTGACACGCAAGGCGCGCTCTTGGCTATTTCGCAGATCGTCAGCAAGGGCAATGTCAGCCTGGAAGAACTGCGCGGCCAGCTTGGCGAGCGCCTGCCCGGTGCGTTCCAGCTCGCGGCCAATGCAATGGGCATGTCAACATCAGAGCTGGATAAGTTCGTCAGCAGCGGGAACCTGACTGCCGAGGTGTTTTTGCCAAAGTTCGCCGCCGAGCTGAAAAAGACATTCGGCGATGTGCGGGACATGGAAGGCTTTACGGCCAGCCTCAACCGGATGAAGAACGCGCTTGACGAGGCGTACATCACAATAGGGAAGTCCGGCGCGTTTGATGCGCTGACCAAGGGCGTACAAGTTGCCACGGCCGCAGTCTCCGGCGCTGTCGCCGGGTTTGAATTGCTCGGCAAGGTGATCGGCATTGTCACCGCCGCCATGGTGTCCGGCGATTTCAGCATGGTCGGCTCGTCTATTGCCAAGGCGATGGAAGACGGCGCGAACAAGACGCGCGATGCCTCCAACGCCATGCTTGGCGTGAAGGACGCGACCGACAAAGCCGCCGCGTCCGTGGATAACGTGAGCGATGCCCTGTCCCGCAAGCTGGCGAAGGGTACCGGCGCAGCGGTCGATCTGGAAAAGGCGTCCAAGGCCGTCGATTCAGCCCTGAAGGAACTCGGGATTGACCCGAAGAAGTTCGAAGAGCCAATCGCCAACATCGTGAAGGCGTTCAGCGACCTAGCGAAGAACCCGGCCGTGCGCGGCGATCAACTGCTGTCGGGCCTGCTGGCCACGCTGGACAAGATCGCAGGCGGCCCGGCCGGCGCTGGTGACCTGAAGAACGTCGGGGACGCTATCGAGTCCGCGTTCAAGCGTGGCGCACTGAGCGCCAGCGAATACGCAGCCGCCACCAATGCCATGGAAGTCAAACAGCGCGGCCTATGGGACGGGATGATCAAGACCACGGGCAGCGTGGCAGAGCAAAACAAAAAGCTGGACGAAGCGGCCAAATCCGCCAAACTGGCGCGCGAGGAAGGCCAGAAGTGGGCGCTGGAGCTGGAGAAGCTCGCCTCCAATGAGCGCATCAAGCTGATTGAGGCCAAGGTCACGATCAACACGGCGGAACTGCAATACAAGACCGAAATCGTCAAGGCCGCGTTCAGTTCGATCACGACGACGATCGAGGCCACAAGCAAGAATATCGGCGACCTGTTCAAGCTCATGGACAACCCGAATTTGGGGTTTTCTGACAAGTGGAAGCTAGAAGACCAAATCTCCAAAGAAAACGAGCTGCGCGAGAAGGCATTCAAGCTGCAGGAAAAGCTCACGGAGGCCACCATTGCCCAGATCAATGCCCAGCTGAAGGCCTTCCAGAACGGCGACGCGCTGATCAAGATCGACGGCGCAGGCCTGCAGCCGCACCTGGAGGCGTTCATGTGGGAAATCCTGCGCACGATCCAGACGCGCGTGAACGCCGACGGCCTGAAGCTCCTATTGAACACATGAGGCCCCCATGTTGATCACCATTAGCACCCCTACTTTCGACCTGTCCGGGTACGTTGAAATCGACGCCGACATGGACACGGGAGCGCGCCGTCGCCGGGTCAACCGCGTGGCCACGCTGGACGGTGGCGCCGTGTTCAATGACTTTGGCAGCACGGACGCAGACCGCACCATGACCGCCACATGGGAGCCCACCGACGCGGAGATTGAATCTGCCGTTGACCGGATGGCGAGCCTCTATCAGCGGGTGATCGTTTCCTGCCGCGCGGGGGTATTCTCTGCCGCCATTGAATCTTACAAACCCACGCCGGACACCAGCACATTGACGTTGCTTGTGTCCGAAAAACTCTCAGCCTAACCGGAGCAAACCATGACCGTCCCCACCGTTGCCACTTACAGCGCCGCCGCATTGATTGCTGCGCACACCTCGTTCAAAGACCTGATCGACATCGGAACCGCCGGCAGCATCAAGATCCGCGACGCAGCCGACGTGCTGCTGGCGCAGGTGCCGCTGTCCGACCCCTGCGGATCGGTGAACGGCACGACCGGGCAACTGGCCTTCAGCATCGCCGGGCCGGACACCAGCGCGGACGCATCTGGCACCGCCGCGTATGGCGAGTTCTGCGACTCTGCAGGGCTGGTGCACCTGAGCCTGCCCGCGCAGGCTGGCAGCGTGGCTGTGTCGGGCAAGATCGTGCTGAACACTCTGTCCATCGTCGCGGGCGGCCCGGTTGCCGTGCTGACTGCGACTATCGGGTAAGCCATGGCCGGCGATGCACATTACGCAAGCGTCTCGCTGCTGCTGCACTGTGACGGCTCGAACGGCTCCACCACGTTCACGGACAACAGCCCGACGCCGAAGACCGTCACCGCAAACGGCAACGCGCAAATCAGCACCGCGCAGAGCATGTTTGGCGGGGCGTCGGCCCTATTTGATGGGGCCGGCGATTATCTCTCGATCGCCTACAGCTCAGCACTGAGCCTTATCTCGGGGGACTTTGCGGTCGAGGCGTGGATATACCTCACGACGCTCACCGCTGGCTCTCAAGCCATTTTTGACAAAGACGGCATATCGGGGGCGTCGTACCCGCAGTACTCGATGGGAGTCAGCCCATCTGGAAAACTCAACGCTTTTCTCGGCAACGGCAACGGGGTTTCCCCGACAGGGACAGCATACACCGGCACCACCACGATAACGCTGAACACATGGCACCACGTTGCGCTTGTCAAGACAGGCAGCACTTGCAAAGGCTTTCTGGATGGGGGCCAAGAATGGTCGGAATCCGCAGCGACGATGTACGAGGGCAGCAAGGCGCTTCTCATTGGTTATTCGGCTGGACAACCATCGGCGGCTTACTTCAACGGCTATATCGACGATCTGCGGATCACCAAAGGGGTTGCCCGGTACACGGGCACCTTCACGCCGCCAGCGGCTGCCTTTGATGACCGATTGCCGCAGGTATCCGGCAACGTCAAAGACGCCAGCGGAGCGAACGCGGCGCGCACCGTGCGGGCCTACCGGCGCGACACCGGCGCACTCGTTGGCAGTACCACCAGCAACGGCACGACCGGAAATTACACGATCGACTGCACCACCGCAGAGGAGGTGACAGTGGTCGCCTTCGACAACGCCACCAGCGGCACCTACTACAACGATCAGGTGGCGCGGGTGATTCCGGCCTGAGAGCCATATGGCCTACACGCGACCGGCCCCTGATGCGGCAAACCTTGCATGGAACGGTATTGCACCCTATACGCGCCCGGCGGCAGGATCGGCAGACGCAACATTCCTGAGCACCCCGCAGGCCATTGCGCAAGCAGCGTCGCCCCTCGGCGCGCCTGCCGTGCTGGCGGTGCAGTTTGCGGGGTGGAGCGCCGCAGACACGATGCTTGGCGCGCCGGCAGTGGTGGCCAGCAACTCGCTGACCGCCATCGTGACGGCCCCGACGATGCTGGGCACGCCCGAAGCTCTGGCGCTGCAAAGCGTTGCATGGGCATCCGCCGCGTCGCCCATGGGCGCGCCTGCCGCCTATGGCGCGCTGGCCGCATCATGGGTATCCTCGCCGACGATGCTGGGCGCGCCTGCCGCTATCGGTGCAATGGCCGCAGGATGGGCATCCGCCCCTTCAATGATCGGCATCCCGTCCGCCATCGCGCTGATTCCGGGGCTTGTCATTGCGCAAGCCCCCACCATGATGAGCGCGCCGTCCGCTATCGGATACCACGATTTCACGGTCGGCATGGGCGATGTCGTGTCGCGCTACGTGATGGACTTGACAACCCCGTCCGGCCCCGGGCGCGTGCCGATCAGCTCGTGGCAGGCCACGCTGCGCACCGGAGCCAGCTGCTACGTGCAGTGTGTGGTGCCCGCCGTGGCCGAGTGGGCGGACAGCATCAACGCGGCGACGGCCTTCACCATCTACCGCACGGCATCAATACCCGGCGGCGATGTTGTCGAGTATGAAATGGCGCGCTCCCCGCTGGAACAGATCTCCATGGCGCGCGGGCCGACAAACTACACCGCCACGCTGTCCGGCTATTCGGACGCCTTCTCGGAGAAAGAAGACCCGGACGCCACCTATGACCGCACCCTGGCCGGCATCCGGTCGATCACCACGGGATCGGGCAAAACCCGCGTGCGCTGCGCCATTGACTGGCTGCTACGCCCAGGCCAGCGCGCCTATTACGGCGATGGCGCGTCTTTCGTCGTCTCGTTCATCAATTACTACGTGCCGACAGGGAACGACGCCTATATGGACGTTGGGGAGTAGCCATGGGCCGCGCGACCATCGTCTCCGGCGGCGCAGATGGGCGATACACCATCGACCTGGATTACGGCACGGCCCAGCAGGCGGCCATGGTCGCAAAGCTCACGGCCACGATCAACGAACTGGAGACGCGCAAGAACTGGCAGCAGGAGCTGGTCGATGGCCTTCAGGGCGGGCTCGAAAGCCTGCAGCCTGAGTTTGACGCGCTGGTGACGGAATATGTTGCCCTGTCGCGTGCCAACCCGCAGGACCGCGCGGCGATGGACGCGAAGAAGGCGCAACTGGACAAAAAGACCGCCGAAATCATCAAGCAACAGGCGTGGCTGGATTCGTCAAAAGCTGACCTTGGAATGACCGAGGCCGGCATCAAGGCCGCCACCGCAGAGCGCGGCGCGATCCAGACCGCCGAAGTGTCCGAGCAACGGCAGGCATGGTGCGCGGACCTGACCGAGAGCGCGACCGGCGCCGTGGCCACGCTTGAAGTCCCCGGCGAGTCTGCCCTGATCCTGATCCAGCCAGGCGCACCGGCTCCGACCGCCGTCCATGGCGCATTGATGGCGCGCGAGATTCAATCGCCTGGTCAGGTCTTCTGGAATGCAGCCGTGCTGCCCGGCTGGCAGAAGTTCAAGCCCACCTACCGCTGGGGCACGATCACAGCCCTGGATCAGAACGCCGACAAGTGCACGGTCGAACTGGCGGAGGCCAAGTCCAGCGCAAAACGGCTGGATGTGAACCAGGGGACCACGCTGAAGAATGTCCCAATCGTTTACATGGAGTGCAACTCCGCAGTGTTCACGGTCGGCGACCGGGTGATCGTCGGATTCACTGACAACGATTGGACAAAGCCAAAGGTGA